TCAGAAGCTGTCGACTGTGGGTGACTGGGTGTGGGTGTTTGACGCGGAAGGATTTTCCTTTGAACATATGCTCGAGGTGGATGTCGCGATAAGCCTAGCCAAGCTCATCTCTTCCAAATACTCACAAACTCTGAAAAAGATTATGATTGTCAACCCTTCGTTTATGGTTCAGATTATGCTTACAATAGTGACTCCATTCCTGAATAAGCACATAAGATCACTGATCGTCAAATTATGATTAGAAAACTCGCTAGCTAGAATAGATGAACTATGCAGTACTCGACGAAGAGGAGACTGTTGACTTTTCAACCCTGTCATTCCAGGACAAGCTCAACAAGATTCGGTTCTTCAATCTAGGACCTTCTGACACGGATGCACCTCGCATCGAGTGTAACATCTTCCAGCTTATACCTGAATATCGAGCGGCAGTTGATAAATTGATTGATATTCAGCACAGAGTTGATCGAGCACAGAAGAAAATCAACACAGTGACTGATCTCATAGACAAGCTTGACAAGACTCGCAAGTATACGGAAAGTCTCGGTGAAATAATTGATCAGTTTATTCAGGATGAGAAGCTGGATGAGCTCAGGGCTGAGTATACAGAGGCTACGAGAGAATTTCAGAAGTATCAGGGAGCATTTTCACTTTGCAAGGATGCTGATATTCTCAATAAATACATGTGTTTTATATGCCTTGAACGTTCGATTAATGTATTTATCGACCCTTGTGGCCACACTATGTGTGATGAATGCGCAACAAAGGTCTCAACCCGATGCCCCATGTGCCGAGCCGGAATCATAAAGAAGGGTAGACTTTTCCTCAGTGTATAGTATGGCTGGTGGAATATTCGGTGGCCGAAAATTTGCGTTCAATATCAAGTGTGTAATATTTTCAGCGATTCTAGCGGGTGGATATTGGACTCTGCCACCCAAGAATCTGTACATTCTCTTTTTCCTACTCTGGGCTCCGTACATAGCCATGGCATGGTATGATTACTCGTACCAGTGCAAGGATAAGATAAAACCAACGGTTATACCTTTTGGTCGCTATATCTTTCTTCCATTCAAGCCACCAGGCTACAAGCAGGATTTTAACAAGTTGTCCAAAGATACCATTGGGTGGATGAACCGAGTAGACCACATCACATTATGGTCCATCCTAGTCCTCATCCTCTTCAAAATCTACTTAAAGAAATAGGCCCATGTATACTTGGGGTAGGCGTCACCCCATCTGACCTTAGCTCAATTGGTAGAGCGAGAGACTGTAGGCACCCAAGCCTGTTTCTGGATGAGCAATCATCTCTAGGTCACGTGTTCGATTCACGTAGGTCAGACAGAGGAGTCCCTGGATTCCTCTTGCTCCTGTAGCTCAGTGGTAGAGCATTCGCTTAGTAAGCGAAAGGTCTTGAGATCAAAACTCAACAGGAGCACCCATCAGTTCTTGTAACTCAGTTGGTTAGAGTGTTGGTCTTATGTACCAGAAGTCGCGAGTTCAAGCCTCGCCAAGAACAATCTCCAGAGCGGTTCTATCGTCTAATGGTTAGGACGCAGGACTCTGAATCCTGCAGTGGGAGTTCGAATCTCCCTAGAATCTTTCGACCTAGGCAAGTCGTAAAAAGGCTTATATTCTCCTATAACTCAGTTGGTAGAGTATCAGACTGTTAAGGGGAACTTTGTTCCCCGCTTCGCTATCTGGAAGTCGCAGGTTCGATCCCTGCTGGGAGAGTCTATGAGTGAAATCCTCACTCATAAACTCTTATTATGTAATATGGCTCTTCTATTTGAAGAAACTTCAGTAAAGGTGAAAGAGTCGGGGGTTTTCACTGATCGGTTGTGCTACGGGTTTTCACCTAACAATCTCGATCACTCTGTTATTCAAGCCTTTGTAGGTGAAGAAAACTATCAACGTTTTGCCGAGTTGTTTCCAAAAGCACTCTATGACCCCGAGAGTTATAGTTCTATAATGTTTGGTAAGGATGGCTCTGACTTTGAGATGTATGTGGAGTATGGGGGGGACATAATGTCATATGACATAGGAAAGGATGAGGAGTGCGTGTATCACAGTCTCGATTCCTCCCATTATAGATTCGTCTACGAGTACATTCAGACCAAGGTTAATCCTATCATATATTCATCTCTAATGTATTCTATTCATCCGGACAAGTGCGACATCATATACTGTAAAAAGACCCGCCGCCATCTATTCTCATATCTTCTGAAATACAAGACTTTTGTCAGGGTTCCCTCGATCAAGAAACAGTTAATAGAGGCGTTGCGTTCGATACATGACACAGAAATCGATATGGATGACGGGCTATATGTCAGTTACATAGGAATTGCAGTTACATGGGACGGAAAGCCCGAGATGAGTGTTTATTTCAGAAAGACTGATACTACTTAAAAAGGTTTGATGCATGTAATGTATGGAGAGACGAGCGTATGAAGCTCAGCCAGTGCGGGTTCTGAAGCGCATCTGGCATTTCTCTCGCCGCAACTGTTTGGCTCGCAAGGGTGAAGCCATAGAGCATACCCTGACGTTTCAGCAGATGGTTGACATCTGGCATGCACAGAAAGGTCATTGCTACTACTTAAAGATTCCGATGGTATTATTAACAGCAAGCGATTGGAAGTGTAGTCTAGAGCGCCTAGACCCCTCAAAGCGATACACATCCGAAAACTGCGTGTTATGTTGCCATGAGATGAATGGGGCGTGTCAGTGGACACCGGAAAAGGTGAGTGAGTTTAAAAATCATCTTGCGTCCCCCGTTGAACAAGATTTCCAGATTACTGACTCGGTGCACCGCTTTGTGAGTTATTTGTGGTCCTCAGCCCGCTCTTCGTCTTCTGCATGCAGAAAGAAAGGGCGGGCTGGGAAGGGTGAGTTTGATATTACGGTTGAATACCTAATTGATATTCTCACTTGGCAGGAGGGTAGATGCTATTATAGTGGCATACCAGTGAATTTCGAGAAGAGGTCGATGTGGAAGGCGTCACTTGAGCGGCTTGATCCGCTCTTGGGGTATACGGAGGGAAATGTGGTGTTTATTTGTTGGGAGTTTAACACATTTGATAACACTCATCGGATCGTTTACAGTAACGGAGGGAGCTGTAACTGGTCCAAAGAAAAGATTGAAAAAATCCGCAGCCATGTAGCTTAGTGGATAGAGCGCTCGCCTTCTATGTACTGACTTGTGTAAGCGAGAGGTCGCGGGTTCGATCCCCGCCTTGGCTAAACCATCTCCGTCCGAGAATCTTCACCCCTTGTAGGGCTGGAGTCCCCGGATGAAGAACCAAACGCTCTAAGTCTCTCACCTATACTCATTATACGTTGTCTAGGTGATGTTGGAAGATCATTCGCAATTTTCGCAAGTGACATGAAATTATCCATTCGTTTCTCGATTGGGTTACCTTGTTCGACGCATGTAATGAATTCCGAGTGACACTCATTCATGAATGTCTTTCCTTCTGAAACTCTGTTTTCGGGTTCTATGGTCAACTCTTTTGATATTCTGAGTCCGAGTTTCTGCATAGTGAGTGAAGATCTCAGAGCAGACGTCATCTTTTCATTCACCTTCAGATACAGTTGTACTGATCCGAGTACACCTGTCCCTGCTGAGAGAACTGCGTTGATTATACTCACGTAGCTCTGTTCCACAAACTCATTAAGAACAACGGCTGTAAGAGCATTGAGTGCTGATATGCCTATGATCGGTATGTTGAATCTCTGAGAGAGTTTGTGAAAGTAGACGTGCTCCTTGCGGTAGTAATCCTGCATCAAGTTGCATTGCTTCTCAAGCTCCTTCAGAAACTTTTGCTCCTCTGGATGCCATACATTTGTCTTCTCCATCCTTATTTAACGCAGCGAAAACTTTTCACATTTTGGGGAGCCTCTGACCAAAACTTCTTTTCGTCACTCTGGAACAAGTCAAAGAGTCGCATATTTTCATCTACAATCATTCGACCACGTTCCTCAGCTAGGTCTACTCGTACAACCCCATCTGGCACCTGGTGTACAAGGCTAGCCCTGGTATCAGGGATATCTGCAATGTGATATGTAATATCCTGCTTTGATCCATCCCCAAGCTCGATCCAGCAATGCCAGCAGGACTCGTTGTCGCCAGTCACAATAAATCCATCAACCAGTTTGCAATCAACCTTCTTAACTGTTCTCAGGTACCGGGCAAGGAGTGCTTGGTGGTGGATTACAGTCCCACCCACCTTGTAGAGCCTAATCCTGAGGCTGAGTCTGCGTACACATTCATCCATTGATTACAAAGTATGTTTATTCTTTACGTGTGCTTTAAAAAAAACCGACGCCTCCTTTATAATGGATCCAATTCTCACCGTTGATAATGCTCGCTTCACAACCTTCCCGATCAGGTACCCAGGCCTCTGGGAGTTGTACAAAAAGGCGGTGGGGAGCTTCTGGACTGCCGAGGAGATTGACCTTGGGGGTGATCTGAAGGACTGGGACAAGCTTGGTTCCGGTGAGCAGCACTTTATCAAGATGGTGCTCGCATTCTTTGCTGCCTCAGATGGTATCGTATTCGAGAATATCGACATGAACTTTGGGTCCGAGGTGCAGATTGCAGAGGCGAGGTCCTT